ACATAATTATAAAATGTCTTCGTCTTCTTCGCTGTAATCCTGTACCTCATCATATCCCGATGAACCTACACTAATCGCGGGGCGGTCGTCGTCTTCGCTGGCTATTGCCGGTTTACCGTCGCTTTTAGTAATTACCGCGCTTAATAACGCGTTAAACTTCTTTTTGCCTAACTGCTTTTCTAAGTCCGTAAGGCTCTTTAATTCCATGTTGTAAATATCAAAGGTATCAAAATCTTCACCTATTAGAATATCTACTACTTTGTCTTCGCTGGTGAAGGCGCGGCGGCCCTTACCTTTAACTAATTTAAACCCTTCTACTGTATCGCCTTTCTCCATGCGGCGCGTAGTTTCGTCTATCATTTTGGTTATCCAGCTTTTTACGTCCGGGCCAATGTTCAATAGATACGCTAGTTCGTCCTTAGTTATTTCGCGCTTATCTTTGATCGCTGCGAGGTCGTCGAATTGATCGTAAAACGCTTTACATACGTTACGGGCTTTACAGAATTGGCAATGCTTACCGGGTACAAATTCGCCGATACCGGCAATAGCTTGCACCGCTTTTGGTTTTACCTCATCTTCGCCCCACTCTAGCAACTCCTTTGCTCCTATCTGCCACGAAGACGCACCGCCGGCCCGCGGCTGGTAGATACTTAATACTACTGTGTGTATCTCCGTCCATCCGTCAGCTATCGCGGCTTTAAGACCGCCAAGCCCGTATAACTTCATTTGCTTGTTTTGTATGGCGCTTACCCTTACCCCTTCACCGTATTTATAATCGGTTATATATAGCACGTATCGCGTGCGGGTAGAGACGTCGCCGGTACCAAATCCAAGCGGCACGTAATCGAATATATCGTATCGCGTTTCTATTAAGATGCGGCGCGCTATATCGTCAAAATCCGGGTTTTCAAATTCGCCGCCTATATGTACTTCGCCATCGTTAGGCGTTTGGCTTAGTACGTATTGTGCGTAATCTTCGGCGTGTTCGTACATACTTTGAAATTGCGACGTTTTGCCCTTATCTTCATAGAATTGCTTAGCTTCCGCTTCTAGTGCAGCTAGGTCTTTTAACCAAAGGCTATGCTTTCCGGCGTAAGTTCCTGACCTTGCGGCCAAGACTAGCGCGGCTATCTCGTGCGCTATGGTTCCTTCACGTGCATATTCCGTTTCTTCGTTCGGCTGGAATTGCTCAAAACGGGCCGACGGCGTACACGTTAACCAACGCGACGCCGCCGACGGCCCTAAAATGGCATGGTTAGACATTGGCCTACACCTCGAAAGATTCTACAATTTCGTCGGCACTTTCACCCCCTGCAAATCTAAGTAGCAAGCCGTAGAAGTCTTCGTATACCGCCGGGTCTAACTCTGATACTTTAGGGCTATCGTAGATCGCTAGTAATTTTTTAACGTCTGCGGTTTTACCCTTCTTAGTAAGCTTCGTTACGTCCGTTTGGATGTACGCTAATTGCTCTTCTGCGTCTCCTAGTGCTACCATTTCAGCTATTTTGTCTTCGTCTGAAAGTTGCGCGGGCTTAGCTGCCTTCGCTGGTGTTGCCTTTTCTGCTTTGGCTGCGGGTGCTGCCTTCGCTGGTGTTGCTGCTTTAGCGGCTGGCGCTGCGGCCTTTGCTGCGGGTTCTGCTTTTTCAGCTTGTGCCGCTGGCGCTGCTGCTTTTTTAGCTACCGGTGCGTTATCACCTGTTAATACTCCTAAAACTGCGATCATAGTCGCGTCGTTTAATTCACCTTGTAGTTTAAGTTCTACGTTCATAATGTACTGATTTTAAAGATTAATATTTATTTTAAAATTTCTTTTCGTGTAATAACTACGGTACCTTGGTCTTTATATCTTTTACTAGCAAATTTTTTGCCCGTAACAGATTGCAGACGCGTACGGCAGCTTAACACATATTCTAACCGCGTTAGCGGGAAAGTGGCAGATTCGCCAATTTCTAGCGCGTTAATTTCTGCGCGTATGTTATCGTTATCCATAGCTTTGTTATTTTATAGGTAAAAGGAAAAACGGCGATGATGTTAAAGAACTTTTGCGCTTGCCGTTTTTCCGGCGTTCATTTAATCAATTTTTGGCTACTGCCGCCCCTGCCTTATTACCGGTCTCACGGGTGGATGAATGAATGAACTATGCAAATGTAAAAACTATTTTTTAATTGTGCAAATAAATTTACAAAAATTTTTAATTATTTTTAAAAAGGGCGGATTTACCGCCCTTTGGGCTACATTATTAAATTCATGTCGGCCGGTCTTACTAAGATTTTACCCGCTTCGTGCGACCTATCGAAAGTGTGTACTACTAAAACCACTTCGTAAAGTAGATTTTTTATTTTGATAAACTCGCCTTTGGCTGGCGGCGTTACGTAGCACGTGCTAGCTAGGTCTTTCTTAGTTCCCGTTTCCACTATGTGAAATTCACACACCGCGCGGTTATCTATTGTACTCGCTAGGTCGTCTAGTATTACGTCTAACCAATACGCGAAGTCTTCCGGGTTCTTTTGCGCTAGCATCTTTACAATGTTCTGCGCGTTTAAGTTTAATTTGTTTGCCATAATGTTAAAGATCGTTTTAATTGTTTTACGCTTTATATAATGCAAAGTGCGTGCCAAAGTGGATGAACCATAAAACTAAATGAAAAACCCCGCTTGCGCGGGGGCTTGGTTAAACTTTACTAATCGCTTCTAGTATTTCGTCTTCATTTTTAAAACGGTTCCATTCGGCGAAAAATTTACCATCGGGCGGAATAATTAGCCTTGCGGTATATCCGCGTTTGCCGTCGGTTGGCGCAGGGCCTAGATCACGTATGAAGTAGATCGTTTGGCCTTCGACTTGCTCGTCGTATCTTACTTCAATTTCCCAGCCTAGCGGGGTTATCGCGACATCTGCGCCGTTTAACAACTCTTTGCACTTCTTAATGATTAGTGCGATAGTAACTACATTTTGCATAATAAAAACTTTTAATTGTTTTACGCTTTATATAATGCAAAGCGCGTGCCATTAATGTTTAATATTATAATCCAATAGCGCATTTTTTATGGCAAGTCGTAAGAAGTTGCCCCACGATTCAGTGCCAAACTTTATGGCGTTAGCGTCATGAGGTTTAAAACCTTCGGCAAATCTAAAGTTTTGCGCAACTTCAAAAGTACCACTGTACATATTTATGTTATTCAAGTGCGCCGAAAGCTTGCCCGCTCCTAGTCCTAGGCTTGTTGTCATGGCCAGCCAGTTAGGGTCGGTGGGTAGCGTTTCGGTTTTAGTTCTAAACTTTCGCGTAGTTACTCGGCTGGTAGCATATCCTATATCTATCATAAAATTGCTGGCTGCTTCTAACCAAGCCGTATTATAATTTTTGGGGTCTTCCTGTACGCTTCCATGAAAATTATGAAAATCTAAACCTATAAAGCCGCCTTGGATAGAATTAGTGAATGTGTAAATCGCTTGGCTTTCTACTTCGCTTAGTGCCGACGGCCCCGGATAAGTTGGGTCTGTGGGTACCCCGGCGGCGGCCCAACCTACCGGAAAATTTCTATTTAAATCCACCCCTCTATAATTTTTTCGCGCACCTGTTCCGCCCCCCGTATTCCACCCCCAAGGGTTAGCAGACGGTATAACTATTATTTTTACATTCCAACGTAGATACTCTAAAAATGGGTCGCTTTGCCAATTGGTTAACATCTGTTTTATTAATTCATAGTTGCATAGCGCGCCCGTTTTTTCAAATCCGTGCATAGCTGTATTTATAAAAATAGTCGGCTTAAATACCGGATTACTTACGGTGGTGTCGTCGTTTCGTGTTATAGGGGGGTCGAATGTATACGCATACATGCTTAATGGCGTTGTTTCCGTCGGCACCTGATCCGTTAGTAGTGTTCGGGTGGCGTATCCCGGGTTAGCGGATACGAAAGCGTCCCAAAGAGCATAAAAATTACTTACGTTACCAAGCCCTACCGGCACACTCGTACCGCTTGCATTGCTGTAATCGGCTGTAGTTAGCGTATCGTAATACTTATCGAGTTCTATGTCGGCTATTATGGCATTGGTTCGCTTCATCGCTGTGGTGGCCGAAGCTTTAAACGTATATCTTAATACCTTATCATTTGACGCCGCGCTAGTGGTTTGAATAAGCCTGTACCCTGTGGCTATCAAATCCCAATTAATAGTTACTTTACCTAGCAAGGCGCCATTAGTTCGCCTAAATGTATATGTTTTAATACCCGTTGGTACTTCGGCGTTGGCTTGGTAGAAACTACCGCCCCACTCTACAGGCCCCAATTCAGTATTTACCACAGGTGTGGTAGTTGCGCCAAGTCTGAACCCCATATAATCACGTTTTTCAGTGCTATTAAATTGATATTGTTTACCTATACCATAAAATGATATGAACTCCGTATCTAGTATATCATACCACTCCATGGATAAAAGCGCGTTGTTTATAGATTCGGCTAGTGATACGGTGCCGGGTTCAAAGAATTTATTATTTATAGGTACCGGCGCGGGTAGATATGTATAGTTAGATATATTAGTTAATAACCATTTGCCGGTACCTTTTCGCACACCGCCAAAAATTATGTGTGTGTCGGGTATGCCGGCCACATTTGAAGAAGTGTACATAGCTACGGCCCCGGTAGTTCTATTCATAGCTAAGATTACAAATTCACCTGAAACCGTTGTTAAATCTAGTGTGGCCGCTGTTATTAAATATCTGTTTCGTTGACCCACTACTATGTTGGTAGTTCCGGTAAATGTTAGGGTGGCCGCCGTCTGATCTAACACTACGGTGGCGGGATTATTTAGTAAAAATCCTAACTTTTCGGCTTTGGTATATCCTGTTAATAACTCCACCCAATTGGCATTGCTTCCCGGCTCCACTGTGGGTGTAGTTATATCTACGGCCGCATAGTAAATTCGCCCTGTGGGTTTGTGTAATACTGTTCTATTCTGTGTATACGCGCCCGTTTCCCACATAACGGGGGATTGCGCGTCATTGTTAAAAATTAAGTCGGCAGCACTCGCGCCACTCATACCGTTTGTTATTTTAGTTAGTGCCATTTTTTATATTTTTTTTTTGTTATTTTAATAGTTCCATAGTCCCGTAGCCGTCCACACTCTTGCATTATTCCAAAAGCCGGTTGCGAGAATCCAGCCGTCGGCGTCTGTATTTAATACGCGTAATTTTTTGGTTTCACCTGTTTGAATATCTCTAAAAATTATATCTCCTTCACCTAGTGTGGCGGTTCGCGTTATGGTTACCGTGGTAGTGCCAAGTCCGCCCGTAGATGGGTCGGCCGAAGCATACGCTATAGTTCCCACAATATCCCAACCCATATTAGACGTTACTTCTACGGTTTTAGAGGGTACGCCCGGATATAGATATATGATATTCGGCGCAACATTAAATATACTTATCGGGCAATTATATAGATCAATAGTAGTGCTAGGTGTGCCGTTTATAAATTCGCCCGGATTAAAATAATATTCTACTTCGTATATATCAGGGTTAGGATTTAATATACCTATCATTAACGCTATGGCTTGTTTTCGACCGCTAACGCTTATTAGTTGCCCGTTAATATCTACGGGCTGGCCATTCGGCGCAACTTTGTACGCTATGGTTGATTGTTTTGCTCCTGTATTCATTGCTCTATATTGTTTCGCAGTATGCGTTGTTATCAAAATCCGGTTTAAAAATATATGGCGATAAAAACCGCGTAAACGCGTCGGCCGTAACTTCAAAAAGCGGATAGCGTGAAGGGCAATTAAGTGTAACCAAATGTCCGAACCCTTCGGCGGTTTGGTTCTGATATGTCAATACGGCCCCGGCATCATATCCAAATGTATAATACTTGCCATTGTTGGCACGGAAAACCACAATTTGGCGACGTTTAGTACCTATGTGAAGGTTAGATATAGTTTCCGCGTCGATCGTGGTAATAAACGATTCTAGCACGTGCGTGTATTGTCCGCTAGAATTTAGTTTGGCTATCATATCCGGCGCTTGTAACTCTGTAAATTCACCCGTTCGCAGTATATCGGTAACTAAGCAATTAACGTATAGATCGTTATCGGCAAAGCGATAGCCGCCGAAGTCTTCGTAATCTAGTAAGTATATAGCGGCGATGCCGTCTACGGTGTACTTACAAGGGGGTTTTATGTTTTTAATTCTACAAGCCATAATAAATTAGAATTTAAAAAAGCCTATATGTTAATATAGGCCCTTGATAAATAAATATGTCTGAAATTAAGGTATTACTTCCGGGTCAGGTGCTACGGTAATCGCGGTTAAATCTTTTAAGATTGGCGCAATTTCCGTGCTTATGCCTTGGTGTATGATAGTCCAGCCGGTTGCGTCAGCTTCCGCCGCGCCGCTGTTATAATCAAACCCACCGGCCGGGGCCGATAGTCCGCCCGTTCTACCCAATACGCGGGCTTTGCCGGCCTTATCTAAAACGACGTGAATAAAGCGGCCTAAGCTTAGCGCGTCGCCTTCGTTAAGTACGTCTATGTCGTATTGGTTTAATACTGCATTTACGGTTTGCTGGCGATATTTACCACCATTACCACCAACTAAAAGGGCGTCTGAAAAGCTTAACGTATTGTCGGCTGCGCCAATCTCGTAAAACGTTTCGCCGGTTGGTAGTACAATATCGGTAATGTATCCGTCGGTATCAAATACGTATTGAATAAACCCCGCTACAGGTGCCGGCGCTTCACTAGCGGCTGCCACTAAGACAGGCGGGTACCAATTCGCTATATAATCTTTTGCCGCACCCGCTACCGCGTATACGCAAAGCTTATTATTTAATGATTTTGTTACTTTACAAGCCATTGTAATATATTTTTGTTGAGTTAAAAAGGGTACCGCGTTACGCGGCGCCCTTTCGTACATTATGAATTTTTTAACTTACTACTTCTTTGTTGCTATTGTCATTTCTTTGCTCTAGCATTAATGTAGCGCTTCTATCGGTGTCGTCGATTTTTACTAAGACTTGGCCAGTCTTAACGTTAATCGCGCCGGTATTATCGCTAGCTACCACGGTTACCGTAGTTACACCGCCAGTAGTTGTGCCTTTAGTTGCAGTAAATCCACTACCTGCTGCGTTAATACTTACCGTTGCGGTAGGGTCTTTAGTGATAATAGTAAAGGTGTGCGTTTCGCCGTCCACGTCAAAAATTAGATTGTTTGGTACAATTCTTAAATCATCGTTACCGGCTGGCATTCTATCGGCTGTGATAGCGTCCGACATAATTACGCATTCGTCAGCGAAAGGAATAGCAAAACCTAGTCTTAATTTACCGCGAATAAATACTTTACTATCGTGTGGCGCCGGGAATTGCCCTAGTTCGATGTCTTCTAAGTCGCTCATAAGGTCGGTTAGCAAAAGCGCGTTAGTTCCAATCATTGCGATAATGGTATTATCAATGTTGGTATAGCTTGTGGATTTAACCGGCACTAATTCCACGCCTTCGTAAAATACTTTAGGGTTACGTTTGTCGCCGTCGTCCAGCGTAAAGCTAGGGTAAAGTACTTGGTTTGATGCTTTCGCCAGCGCTCTACGAAGTTTTCTACGCGTACCGTAAGATACGAACATATACGCAATGCCACTATCTTCCGCTTGTAATACCGCTTCGGGTAGCGCGTCGTAAACTTCTTCTACTAACTCTAGCACGTTATTAACGGTGATCGTTTGCCCTTGTAGTTGAATTGCGTCAGGTGAAGAAAGCAACGTTTTAACCATACCGTTAAAATCGTTAGGGTCTTTAGTTTCGTCGCCCCCAATAATCATTTGTTCTATCTCGTTAGATAGCCCAATTGCGATCAGCCAAAGCGTAGCCGCTTCTAGTTCGTCCGGTAATTCGTCGTTCTTAGCGCCCGGGCTAAGCATATACGCCGTACGTTTGTTTTCCAATTCGTCAATACATTGTTCGGTATTGATCTTATAGGTTTTTACGCGCGCCTTTTGTTCGCTTAATTTAATAAGCTGGTTTGGCGTCCATGCGCAATCTTTACCGTCGGCCTGTAAGATTTTATTTTCTAAGTCTATTTGGCTTAAAAGTTCTTCGCCCTTAATATCGGTAAGTACGCGGATGTAACCGCCTTGCACTAATCTACCGCCATAGATGGAACGCGTAAACCATTCCATATTTTCGTGCGGCGTGTAAGATAAGCCGCTTATGTTATATACATTTGCCATTATATGAGTATTTATTTTTTAATGATTATTCGCCTTTTTTACGTGCAAGTTTAGCCGCTAATACTTTGGCCACTCCACCGGTAAACGTTTCCGGTTTATCCTGTGCGCCGGCTTCTACTTTAGCTTTAGCCGTTTTAGCGCTTGGCGTTTTCTTTAGTTTATCTATTTCGGCTTGAAGTTTCGCGATCTGCGCCGCGTTAGTTCCCTTTACTGGTGCCTTACCGGCCGCCTTTCCTAACTTGGCTAGGTACGCGTTACCCATCGCTTTAGCCGCTGCCAATGTAGCCGCGTCTACGGGCGGTGTTTCAGGGTCGGTAGCTTCGCCTTCTTCCTGTGTTACCACTAAGTTACCGCTATCGTCGATAACAATTACGTTCCCATCTGCTAGCGCATGATCGCCGGCCGGCGCTTGTTCGCCGTCAATGGTACAAAATCCGGTTTCATCTACCCAAATTTGCCCGCCGTCGGCTAAGTCGAAAATCATAACGGGTTCGCCGCTATCCGTTTCGTCTTTTTTCGCTTCGTCTACGATGCCTTCGGCTGCTTCCGTGCTATCGCCTTCTAACATAACGGCCATACTACGAAGTAAAGCCGCCATAGGATTACCTTTTTTAGTAGCCGGATTAGCTGCGCCGGCTGGTTTTTTGTTTTTGTTCATGTTGATATTATTAAAATTAAAATAACCTTCTAAAGAAAAGCCTTTAACGTTACCGCTTAATACTTCTTTTTTCCAATAATTCGCGTCAGCTACTTTGTAAGACGCCATTAACGTACCTTTAGGATATTCGCCCAAACCTAGCGCTACGGATTTGTCGCGCTTAGGGTCTTGCACTATCCACAATTCTATTAGGTAGTTTCCTTTTAACCCGGTTTCGTGCTGGTGTGTAGTGTTGTTAAGCGCTACGCCGGTCTTCATCATTTTTTGCGCGATTTGTTCAATATCTTGCGCGCTAAACTTAATGTAATATTCTCCGCGTGTAACATCGTTACGGTATATTAATTGATCGGGAATTAAAACCGCGCCCGTAAGTATTTGCTTTGATCTGTTAAGATTTAACTTTACTTCGGTAGCCTTTTTTAATGCCAAAAAATTAGATTCGTTGGCGGGATAATCTACAAACGATATGGCGAAAATTCCCGTATCGTCTGTTAAACTTACTTTAGCCTGATAAATTGGCAATTTGTTTTTATTCATAAGATAAAGATAAATTATATTGCGGGCGTCTGTAACTAAAACTAAATTTTTCTATAAATACGTAATTACCTGTATAAATAGGTAAAATAGGTATTTAATATTACTTTTACATATTACTTAGTATTTTAGTTATTTAGTTACAAAGTGGTAAAAAATAGCCTATTCTATGAGGTTTGGCGCGTGTAACCAAATGCGCAACTAAAACCACTTTGTAACTAAATTTTGGTTACGTGTAACTAAAAACCGGCTAAGTCTTTTACGGTGGTTACATCGTTGGTTACATTCTGTATGTCTACTACTGATACGACCGGGTTAAAATTAATATCGTTAATCGCATCTACTACGGCCGCGTTGCCGCTACTTGTAACATCTGACGCAACGGCCGGCACATCGCCAAACCCCATACCTATATTAACTAGATCGGCCAAGCTTACGGCATCCGGTGAAGAATTAATAAACTCTACTAGTGCTTTGTTAGCTGCATAACTCTTATCGTTTACCATAAATTCACCGCCTTGCGCTTCGTACTGTGGTTTGCCGTCAATCATAATATTAACGCCGCCGTTTGCGTGTGAAGGGCCATTAATAGGGCCACCTTTCGCAAGCTTAGATAATTGGCGCGACATAATAGCAACTTGCGCCCCGCCGGCAATACCAACGATAGCGGCCATAATTAAGTTAAGCGGCCACGCTAAGGATAACATTTGCGTAACACCTTGCGCGGTGTTAGCGATACCCATAGCTATTTTACCTATTAACTCGTTTTTCTTCATTTGCTTTTCTTTCTTCGCTACTTCCGCTTCTAGCTTTTCCTTTTCCCGTTGTAAACGTAATTCTTCGCGGGCCGCTTCGTCTCTAAGGTGCATAGCATCCTGTAACTGATTACGTAAGGCGTCCGCCGTAGCGCCCGTAGCGTTTTGTACTTTTTCTTCTATCGTCTTTACGTCTTCCGCGTACTTTTCGCGCTTTTCTTTAGCTTCGTCGTAGTGTTCATTAGTTTGCTCTAATTGATCGTTTAACGCGTCTAAACTGGCTTGTATACCCATGTTTAACGTATCTACTACGGACTGTACCGCTTGCGCCCCTAGGTCTGCATATTCGGCGATCTTAGCAAACATATCGCGGTAGTATTCTGCGGTAGTACGGGTACTATCCTTTGTGTTTTGTTTTTGCGTTTTCTGCGATTCCCGTATACGTTGGTTTATGTCATCTATGGCGACGGCAAATTTTTGTACTTCTTCTTTGTATTCTGCGCTTCCCGCTTTCATACCGTTAAGCGTTTCGGCGTGCGCTATTGCTAAGTTGGTTTTATATTCTTCCAGCTTGGCAATGTACGTATCTAACGCAGTATTAACGGCCGCCAAGTTTTCACGGGTTTTAACCGGGTCTATGACGCCTTTAAATACGCCTTCTTCGTTACGCTTAACTACTTCGCCTATCCTGTTTTGTATCGCCTTTAATGTGCTATCAGCTTGCGCAAGTTCCAAGGCGGCACGTTTATTTAACCCTTCGGCTATTAGTGCGTTCATATCCTTTTCCCTTTGAGCGTCATAGTTTAATACCATAGCGTTAAGGTCACGGCGTTGCTGCTCTGTTAAATTCTTTTCGGTTCTAAGTCGCTTACGTACGTCGTCTATTTGGCGATCATATAAATAATCTATCTCTTTAATACGGCGGTCTGTGGTTCCCTGTATCAATGCCGTTTCCTGATCTTCTCGTAGTCGCTGCGTCTCTAGGCTTTTCGCTGCTATTTCTTCATCTAGCTTGCCTAGTTCTATTGCCATTACTTTACCTAAGCTAACTATTTGCGCGTTAATTGCGCTTCTAGCCGCAGTAGTTAATTTTTCTTCGGTTTTTAATCTGATCTTTAAATCCTGCTGCTGGCGCTCGTATTCTACTTTTATCATACGTCTTTGAGCGTCCAGCGTTTCACCCATCATTTTTAAACGTAAATCTTCGGCGGCCCTTTGCGCTTCTAGCTCTAACGCGGCACGCTCTTGCGCATTTTTACGCGCTTCGTCTGCTTTTCTCTTGGCTTCTTCTTTGGCTTTCTTCGCGTCTTCGGCTGCTTTTTCTGCGGCTTCTTTATCTTCTTTTGCGCGGATGGCTGCGGTAATTGCGGGTTCTGCTAGTAAATCCGCTTGCTCATTTTTAAGACGTATGCCTATTTCTACTTTTTTGTTGAGATTATCGACGTTCTTTTGCACAATATCCAAAGCTTCTTTAACGTCTACCTTTTCCGCTTTTCCGTTCAAATCTATATCTAATTCTATACTGCTATCGCCGCGGGCTTCCGCTAGCTTTAAGTCGCGTATCATGTTCAAATATATTTCCAGCTTCTTACGGTTTTCTTCTAAGGATTCTATTTCTTGGTGATATACCCCCAATAGACGCGCATTTTGCAAAAGTTTTTCCTTATATATCGCATCTTCTAACCGGCGCGTTTCCTTTATGTTTTCTTCATTTACGGCCGATAATTTTAGTTGACGTTCTAAAATCTTTACCCTGTTATCTGCTACGGTTTTTAGGCGGCTTTCTTCCTGTTCTAAATACTCTAACCAAATAGCTTGCTCTTCATTCAGTTTTTTCTGATCTTCGGCCGCTGATTCGGTAGACCCGGAAAAGGCTATTAAAGCCCCGATAACTGCCACCAAAGCCAAAGCTAGTAATACGTACGGGTTAGCCGCCGCAACTAGGTTAAATATTCGTTGCGCCACGGTAGCCGCTATCGTACTCTTAGTAGATAGGTTGGTAGCAATGGTACGGGCCGATTCCTGTATAGTTTGCGTTTTAGTTACCGCGCTATTCAAAATTTTAGCTATACTATTTTCACCGGTGGCCGCGCTATTCAAAGATTGTGCCACGGTTACGATGGCGATAATCTTAGCTAATTCTTTTTGCGCGTCTTCGGTAGCACCCGATATTTGGCCAAAAATCCCCATCATTGCGTTATTCCCGGCAAAAGCTGACGAAAGGCCGTTAACCTGACTACCTACATCGCCTAGCCCTTTGTCTAGCTTTTCTAAGCCGCCTAACGCTTTTTCGTAGTTACCTACACTATCTCGGAAATCGCCGGTAGATTCTTTTAGCGCTTTATATTCTGCGTCTAGTGCCTGTATCTTCGTAAGCATTTGACCGCCTATATCTATGTTTTCGCGTTCGGCTTCGCTAAGGTCGTAATACTCATTACGTAAATTAGTAAGCTGCATACCCATTGCGTTAATACTGCCTTCCGCTAGTTCGTTTAATTGTATTTCGCGGGTAATTTCGCGGGTACGTTCGCGCAAAGCTTGGGTAGCTTCTATCTGCGCACGATTGGCAGCGCTATCCGCTTGGGCTAATCTCTTTTGAGTTTCGGCCAATCGCTTTGCTGCTTTTTCTTCGTCGGTTAACGCTTTAGTATTTTGGCGGGAAGTGTTGGAAGTACCACCGCCACGGCCACTGCTTCCGCCCCCGGCTTCACTAGCGCCACCCCCGGAAGACGTACCGCCAGCGGGTGCCGTAGCCGTCTTGCCAGCTTGTGCGTCTAGTGCCTTTAAAGCCGCTTCTAGCTTAGTTACGTTCTTTAGCGAAACGTCTAAGCCGTTAATTTTAATAGTATATTCTTTCTTATTCATATCTTGCGGATTAGTTTTAGTTTACTTTTGTTTTTATTCTGCGGGTCGTAGCCCTCAATTTCTGCGGCGTAATATAGATCGTTATTAAATTTAACCATATATGACCCGTCTAGGTTGCTATATTGGTACGGCGTTAAATAGGCTTCTACTTCGGTATAGTGTGATTCGCTGCCAATTCCCAATAGCGTAAAATAGTTAGATAGTATACTATTCGGTTTGTTTTTGTAGTCTAATATGCTTTGGCCCTTGGTATTACTTACTTTGGCCATACTTAGCGATTTGTCACCCATTTTAAAAGTGCCGGGCAAAATCCCGTCCATATACCAAAAACGCGTAGGCAGATCGTTAAAACGCTTTAACATCGCTTCACTGTACGCGGTTGCTGACGTCCAAACATCGTGCTTACTTATTACCGGAATTTGAAGGGCGATATTTCCGCCGGTCTGTACCTTGGTAATATTTTTAAACCAATTATAAGAAAATGAACTCTTTTGTTCTACTACGTTATCTTCAATCGACCCGGTATTAAATTCGCCGCCACCGTCGTCGCCCGTCATAAAATAACCTTCTTCTTCGGTATTGATCGTAAAGCCGATTTTATATTTTGACGGAAGACCCAGCGGCGTATTAGTTCGCGACGCGATAGACGCGATACCGTCTAAGTCTACCGTTAAAGTGGTTACCGCCGCTTTGCTTTGCTTTACGTCTAAGCTAAACGCGCTTGTGCCTATTTGCGTCAGTTTAAGATTATACGCTTTTACAAAGTTGTCTATAAAATCGTTGGTCTTAATGTCTGCGGGCAAAAATCCCACTAGATTAATACTATCCACATCAAAATTTACGGGGTCATCCCAATTCATTACGGCGGTGCCGTGACCCTGATAGTCCACTTTTAGCCATTGGTCATCTATTCGGAACGGCTCAATATCCAAAGTAAATGCACATTCGTGATTAGTCCAGCCGCTAGTAGTGTGCATACCATCGCGACGGTATAGACCTTCTTCGCTGCAATCCACAACGGTAAGAAGTTCGCCAGCATCTAGCCACACCACCGCGTTAAGTTGCCCGGTACCATTCCAATTACCTACGCGCCCTACATAGTTATCGGGTGAATTGATAAAATCAATCTTATATTTATCTGTAATTTCCCAGCCTACTACGTTACTACTATTATCGTCTATGGTTCGATCTATCACTAGCGTACCGTCTACGTCGAAAATGGCAGTCTTTAGGTAGATAGTTAGCAGCGGATTACCTACAAACGTCGAGCCTAGCGTATCGAATTGCGCTACGCCGTTAATAAATTGCACTTCCATACGCGGCGCATTTTCGCCGGCTTCGTGCAGATACGCCCAACCGGTATACCCCGTACCGCCATCTAGTCGATACGTGTAAAATTTTTGTAGCGGGAAACGATGAAGTATTACGTTTTGCGCGGTTACATCCGTGCCGGTAATACCTAACGTAGTTTGTTTTGCGCAAAGTCTTACATATACCGTACCCGGTGGGTATGTTATTGGTGAATTAGTATACATTACCGGCGGCCCTGACGTCGGGGCGTCGATACCTACACCAATATAAAATTTATTTTCATCGTAGAAAACCAATACGGCGGCGTCGTCTTTTACGTCCACTATGGCGCTAAACTTTAAATTTGTAAAATTTCGCACGTCAATAAATTCGGATATTTCCCAACCCGTCGCAAAATTTTGAAAGCCCGTAGTATTGCTAAGGTATACGCCCGTAGTTCGCAAATTAAGGTTATCCGGGTCGGGGTCTACCGGGTTACCCTGAATATCCAATATCTTACCGCTTACGCGAGTACCGCCCGAATAGTCTATATTTAGGTCGGGGTTATCACCCTCATTGTCAAAAGTGCCAATGCGGCCATATTTCCAATAGCCCGGGCTTTCTACTCCTACTCTATTGGCTTCGCTTTCAGACGACGACCAACTAAGCCCGGGCTTTCCTACTTGCATTTGGCAAATTTTAAATGCGGTATCGCGCGGATTATAAAACATATTATCTATCGGCGGTCTAAATTGCGGCGGTATTAAATTATTAACAACGTCGCGACCACCAAAACCAAAGCCTAATAAATGCTTTCTATTTTGTATCTGATCTATAAAATTAATTTGCCCGTTGCTAGGAATTTGAGGAAAATATTTTGGTATATTATTTTCGTCGAATGTCATATTTTGCGGTTGGTTGGTTTCATAAAATCCGCCATCTAGTTTAGCGCCTGATATTCCAAAGTCGCCGCTTTTTCGGTCACGAAGTAGTTTTATTTCGTACACTCTGTACCCCATATGGTTTAAATGCTTATCGCCGTCGCCGCTTACGTGCTGTACGCCGGTTCGTGGGTCGGTATCTCGCCAGTTAGCATTTTGACCTATTGCTAATGTGGCTTCAAATTTAATTTTATAATATCCACTTGCTGGTATTCTTATTTGTGTTTGTGCCCAAGTTGTGCCGCTGGTATCGTTAACTTCTTTATATAGCACATTGCCGCCCGGGTCATTGAAAACGGTTATTTGCGCATTGGTACAGTCGAATAGATTAGCGCTGTATATGTTATAGCCCCTATCGCTGGTTTGGAATACGCCCGTCTCGAAATGATCGCCACCGCCGCGCTTATTGACACGGCTACCCCAAGACCCCAATACCATAATTTTAGCGTGATACCCATAATTCCACGGTTGTATATAGTCTACCGAATTACGGTAACTCATATATAATTCAGTAAGTCGAGGGTCATTAAATGCCGTACCACCTAATTCATACCCTTGGCTATTGAAAATATGTTTTAACATCAATAGTGGATTAATAGACGGCGGTACGTCTTGCATATTTATACGCACGCTATTATCCCAAACATCGCGACCCGAATAATTATTATCGTTTTTATCTAGTGGAACCTTTGGCAATAGTCCGTATAGAACATACGGAAATATGGCCATTTGTGGCGCCGCTAATGCTGCGTTATTTATTGCAGTTATTGAACTAGCAAAGTCACTAAATGGTATTCTATACTCAGGCAATTGATTTAGCATTATGTCGCCAAAAATATCTTTTATTGATTTTACTACCGGTATATATAAATTTCCTTTATATTCGTCGCCAATTTCGGAAAGTCTAAAATAGCCTACGAATATACGCACGGAATTTATTACAAGCTGCGCGCGATAAATCTTATTAAACTTACCTTTTATTTCTTCCACATTGGCAAAACCAAAAGCGATATTATTGCGGCGCGTAAGTGGTATCGAAATGCTAAACGAATATTGCGCGTCTTTTGTATTTAGTTCCGCCGGGTTAATTAATTGCCGATTTAACCGGACGTTAAAATTATCGCCCGTATCGGTAATAGTTTCGTTTATAAATAGCTCTATGTTAATCATTGGTATAGTTTTCGGATAATCTAAATTTAATTGTAGGTATGTGCATATTCTTTGTCTTCGGGTCTTTCTTTAATTCAAAATCTTCTATAATAATGTATTCGCCGTTATTATTGAGTAGCACCCGGGCCGCTGCTAATTCCTTTAACCAATCCGCCACGCTATCACTAACGGGTGCGCCTACTATTGTAAACGGGTTCGCTAACGACGTGCTATATACCGTTTCTTGGCTATCTCCAATTTGATAGGCTGGTGTAATGGTTTTGTTAAATGTGGTGTTGCTTGGCTTAATTTCGTCGGTTATATCTGCGTCAAAATTAAAATTATCCCAACCGCCTAACCTGTTTAAGAATGTCATTTGCTGCAAGGTATGTAAGCAATCCGGTAAAATATAATATTCCAAATCGTTAGATATAATAGATGACCCCCTAGCTAATGACACTTTAATAATTCCTGTTTTTGGATATGCGTCTAAAACCGTATCTATGTCAAGTACACAGGTATTAATTATGCTAAAATTTGCGCGCATTTGGTCGTGCGCGAATATTGTGCCTAAGTAATCGCCAGCCGTAGAGTATGCTCTATATGCCACTCGTATTGTGTAATCTATCGGGTTTGATAATCCGCGTTGTGTGTCCTTTAGAATAAAATTTATATATTCACGTTGGCCCCTTATATACGGTGTACGTGGTTTATTTGAAAGTAGTTTAACGGTACCTACGCCGTACACATATTCGGATAAATTAAGCGAATCGGATAATCGACCGTAACCATTAACCACATACAGTGCGTTAGATTGATAGAACGCAAACGAATTAATATTTTTAACTTTTGCGACAAATCTATATGCGCTTATTGAATTCGTGTTAAACCACCCGAAAGATGTAGGCGGTAATGTATACTCGGGATATTGGCCAAATAGCGCGTTGAGTTCAAACCAAAGCGGCGAACCTGAATACGTTTTACTAAGGGTCGTTAAGTAGTGGCCGATTTTTGCCGGCGTAGTTGGTCTATCGTCTTCACCTAAAAATACTTGCGGGTCTACGTATACGTCTAACTCTATTTCGGCGGTATTTTGTTCGCCGCTTATGCTATCATTATTAATTGATACCGGGTTAACGGTAGTTATAAGATATGCACTATTGCCGACATTATTAGGCGCGGTAACAATGATGTTAAACGCTGCGCCGGCTGCTTTAGACTTTATATTTATTGTTGACCCATTGGACGGCGTCGAGCCATTCCAAACGAAAGGCGTAACTATTTCAAAGTTTGATTTTATCCACGAATCGGATAAAAGCGCTTGCCGTAAGTTTTCGGCCGTTTCGGAAACGTCAGACGAAATATAAAAAACGTTACCGCCAATTTCTGCGACATTAGTTGAGCCTTTAAATACGCGCGTTTCCCCGCCGGTAACGGCAATGTTTAGCGTCGATCTATTGGCCACATCCGGCGTAGTAGGCAGCATATTAATTTTTATATTTAATTCTAGCATTGTCTTTGTACTCGGCTTACTCGCAAACTGTACGAAGTTCTGAATAGCCGATAAACTTATTTCGTCCGGTTCCGTTATTACTGCTATATCTTTGCTTACATATCCCATATTATTAGTTATTAAAAAAGTTATCTAGTTCGCCGGTTATGGCGGCATATAAATTGTCTGACCAATCCGTATCAAATAAACTATTTATTTGCGCGTCCATCGTGGCAAAGATCGGCCGGCCTTTGTGGCCATCCCGCCAAATGGCGTTAGCTATCGCGCCCAATGTTGCCGCGTCGGTAGGTATTCCGTTTTTATCGGCCCAATCTTTTAGCGCGCTAATTGGTGGCCGCTTACCGTACTTCGGCGGTCTATCCCACTCTAAGTAAACTACGTAGTGATTGAAGAAAGCCGTTATTACGGGGTCGTCACCGTTAGTCTGTGAAATGGCTGCGTAAAGATCGCCGCGTAGCGCACTATCTTTTAGCGTGTTTCGTCCTATCTTAGTATTGACGCTAACGCTGTCATCTTCTAGCACTAGGTTAGCTAGCGCTAATAAATCGTCGGCAATCTTATCTATTGCCATTTGTACGCCCGGGGTCATACTTTAAAATTTGGCAAGGTCTTAGTATCGTTAAACACTGCGCAGCCTTCCGGGTTATCGGCCACAAAACTAGGCAAAAGCGAATCCTTATTAAATTGTTTAGTCGGGTCGAAAAAGTCGCCACATAAATTAATAGGGTTCGCGCCATTGATATAGTATGTAAACCTAACACCGGCGGCGTTATCGTCGTAGTATTCGCGTAAAGTAATCCAGCTAAAAGAATCTACCGAAAAACCGGTATAGTCTTTTATCTTTTCGGCGTAGGATAGCCCAACGGTGTACGCAGCCCTTTGTACTGCTAAAACGTCGTTATCATTATCAGGCAAGCCCAAAATATCGACGTTTACACTTTGGCGGATTAATCCCAGCTTTACCGTGGCGCTGCCTACGGTGTTACCGTTAATTGGGTCGTCTACCCACGTAAGCGGGTAAAGATCAGTACCGGCGCCTTTCTCGCTTGGCTTGCCGTACTTAAAGCCCTTAATTAATTTATGTTGGCGGGCCATGTCGTAGAATGTATCAACTATCTGCATTTTTATTTTGTTTTGCTAGTTTACGGTCTAATTTCCTTTGCGCTGCGTCTGCAATACCCTTATCCCGCCTGTATTGTATAAACGTAAAAGCCGACGTAACCGGTAACGTAGTGACCGAATCAAAAAGAAGTATTTGATTATCTGCCACATCCGCGATAACTTTATACCATCCCCAAGCTTTAGAGAATGTAGAATATTCAGGGGCAACGATTCTACCGCTTGCGTTAGGTTGGTAAAGGCTATCGTACGCGTCTCTAACGCGTTTTTGCAGTGCAAAAAAAAAGCTAACAGGGGCCAAACCTGCGACATCGGTAACTCGCCAAACATGGCCGTACGTTCTTCGGTTAATTCGTCGTCGTAGTCTTCACCAACCGGCCGGCATACTATTGCCAGTATTCCGCTTATTACGTTTTCGCCGCTTTTCTGTGTTTCGTCCGCGTCTATATATGCGCCTAAGCTTAATTTTTCTTCTATCGGAATTACGTACGTAACGCCGTTAATCTTAACTTTAGGCGACGGCGGCGCTACAAATTCTTCAAAAATGAAAAATGAATGCTCCACGACGATATTAAAGATGTCAGCGGGAAGGTCTAACAGTTTCGCCGGTTCAATATTGCAAATCTTGGCCACAAGGGCCACACGTTCCCGGGTGTTTTCCGGTTTGTCTTGGTAGAAGTTTTCGTAGTGCTTTAATTTAATTTCTTCCCATTTGGTCGGCACTTGTATAACTTCGTCTAAATATTCTATTGTAGTCATAAAGTAGAGATAAAACAGGCTATATTTATCTTTATCTTAAATAATATTAACAATGAACGAAGATATTAAAGAAGTTGCTACGCTCGTAGCAATGTCGAACGTCAAATTATCGCCAGCTTATCCCACGTTTAAAGTAAATAAATCCGGGGGGTGGGTAAGTTATGGCGATAGAAACGACTTCCCGCAGCACATAATAGATATTAATAGTAAGTCGCCGGCTAACAATTCTATTATACAATCGAAAGTAACGTATATTCTAGGTAAGGGTATACTAGATAGTAAGGCTACCGCGACTACATACATAGGCCGCCCTAACGATTCCGATAGTTGGGATGAAATTACGGAGCGTGTAGCGCTGGATTATGTCACTTTTGCCGGTATGTATTGGCAAGTGATCGTAAACAAAGACGGTACTACCGTTTCGATCTTCCACGAAGATTTTAGCAAAGTGCGCGTAGGTCAGATAAACGAACGCGGCGAACCTATTACTTTTAGAATATCTAATGATTGGAGCAAAACCAGCGGAAAAAATAAGCCGATAGAGTTAGACGTATGGCCCGGACTAAGTAGCGCAGAAGAAGGCGTAGCGTATTTATATCACTATTGGGATTATTCGCCGGGGCTAATGCTTTATAGTGTACCGAATTGGTGGAGCGCCGAGCAATACGTAAAGGCTGACGGCACGCTAGGCCAATTCTATAACAATTCAATAGATAACGGCTTTACACCGTCGGTAGTTATCAGTATGCCAAATAACCCGGAGCAAGCAAAAAAAGACGCGTTTCAGAAAAAAATGGAGAGTGCATTTAGTGGCGCTAAGGGCGCTAGTTCTATCGTGGTGCTTTGGGGTGAAGGTAAAGAAGTTAAGCCCGAAATTACGCCGTTTAACGCTAGCGCAAACGCGGATATTTATAACAACGTCGAAAGTATTATTTTTCAAAAGATTATTAGCGCGCACCGCCTTAGTAGCCCAACGCTGGCCGGTATCGCCGGTAGTGGCAACTTATCAGGTAACGCAAAAGAAATTATTAGTTCTTATATTCTGTTTAACTATACCGTTATTGAAAAAATGCGCCGAAAAGTGCTAGACCAATTAAATATTTTCACGAAAATAAACGGCACCGCGCCGCTGCAAATAATGGAACTAGAAGTAATTGATAAGATCAAAGAAGCTACTACTAATTCGCTTACTATCGGCAACGCTGCGGAAGCCACCACGGACGAAGGAAATACGCAAATTAGCGATAGTTTAGCGCAAAAGATCGGCGTAGGAGGTACGCAAGCGCTTACCGCGATTATTCAAAACCCGAATATACCGGACGATCAAAAACGCGGGCTATTAAAAACGTTATTCGGCCTAGGCGACGACGAACTAGCTAACATTTTTAACGACCCGGTAGAATCCAAATTTAAAAGAATGCTAAAAAAATTAAGAATATGGAACTGATAAGCGAAGAAATGTTTAAACAGTATAGCCCGATAACTACCGATACGGGTATAGCTGACTTTGTGCCGTATATCAATATTGCGCAAATGATGTACTTAGAAGAATTGTTAGGCCCGGGGCTGCTAACCGAATTAGAATTACAAATAAAGGCGGCTAGCGAGTTAGACCCGGAGCAACCGGCGCCAGACCCTTACCCAATAACTGCGCATAATCAAGCGCTTTTAAAGATGATAGCGCCGCCTTTGTCATTCTATGCGGTGTATCAGGGCTTACCCATGCAGTGGGCAAAAATAGTAAACAAGGGGCTTACCATAAAAGAAAGCGAAAACAGTAAGGCCGTAGATATTAAAGACCTTGGCCAGCTTAGACGCTGGATTAAAGACGACGCCGAATTTTTACTAACGCGACTTATAAAATATATGTGCCGATGCGCTAAAAATTACCCGCTTTGGTCGCCGGGTAGTTACTGCGGTGGGTGCGAATGCGGCGACGATAAAAAGAATGTAGCGGCCGACTTCGGTATATTCATCCCTAACCGCTAAGATTATGAAAGACTATATATTAATGATGCGTCACCTATGGGATTTACTTGTAAAAGTGGCGCAAACGTCGTTTGGTTGGTTATCCGCCGTGATTGTATTTATCTTTAACTATTTTTCGCCCGAAGGATATAGTTTTTCGGTCGTGTTGGTCGCCGTTTTACTAGATGCTTTTTTCGGCATTTTGGTAGCGCTTAAATTCGATAAGTTTATTTTGTCAAAGCTAGGCCGCGTAACTCTTACTAAAATGGCGTCGTACGCTGCGCCGCTTATCATGCTTTACATGATCGAGAAATTAACGCACGATAGCGGTTTTATCGGTATTAAAGTGGCCGCCGGTTGGGCCGCCGCTTGTGAGCTGTGGAGTATGTCGGCGCACATCCTAATTTTATGGCCCGATAGTCCATTTTTTAAACTATTCCGTAAGCAGCTAAAAGCCGAGATAGAAGCGAAGATAGGCAACCCGCTAGATGATATATTTACGGACGAAGAAAAAAAAGATTAAAATTTATTTGGATTATTAAAAAATAGTATTATCTTTGTAAAGTCTTAACCGGTGGTTAGTAACTATACATTCACTCTTTTAGCGCCTACGGGCGCTTTTTAAAAGTCTTTTTATGGTTCATCCATCCACTGGCACGACATTTGTATTAATGAGTAAAACAATTAAAAGAAATGTATATTATGAAAACCGCAACAAAAGCAATCGTATTAACCGCCAAGGGCGAAGTAAACAAACATTTTAAAAATGCGCTAATGTGCGCAAGGTTCGACGAAGCGAATACCAAAATTTACCCGTGTAGCTGGATGAAGTCAGGCCGTAATTTTGCTTGCCGTGATAAAAGCGCGCTAATAACTAGCGTACTTAAAGCGCAAGGTTACAAGTTTGAAATAGGCAACGACGCACCAAAGGGCGGGCTAGAAGGTAACTACATCAAAGTAAGTAAAACCGCGTTAGCATTTTTATTGCAGTTTAGAAAATGGAACTAAAACGCCTATTTGCCTTAGAAGATGCTTTAATAGCGCAGTTGTTAGAAAGTTACGCCATTGGTGCGGTGCCGCGAAAAGCGGTTAAAGACGAATTAGCAACCGTTCAATTAAAAATAAAAAGCTTATGGAAATAGCGACCTATAAGTATCAGCGCAAAGAAGGGGTTTACCCCTTCACTGTGTTTGTTACCCACACAATGAAAGTAAAAATACTAGAAGATACCGGTAAGCGCTTGCGCATAGAGTTCTTAGGCTACCACGCCGACGGACGAACACCGGGAACCGTTACCACCGTGGAGTATAAAAGCGTTAAGCGAATGGATGCGGCCAGCCGTTCCGGCAAGTCTGCAAACCTGCAAGACTATTTAGATACCTTAGACCCTGAATTAATTAGAAAACCCTATAAAGATGACTAGAAAAGAAGCCGACGCGCTAATATCGTATATCGAATTTTTAGCAGCATTAACCGAAGACTACGAACTAATGAACCGGCCGCCTATTTTATCGGCAACCTCAAACGACGGCGAAAATTGGAAGCCTTCAAATGTATTTCTAGGCGTAAAACCCAGCCCTATTATGGGTATGGACTTCGGAACTGAAAACCCTAGCGTAGCGGTGCAATCATGGCGCGACCAATTTATCAGGTGGCACATAGAAGAAGCCGGCCCAATAGACCCGGAAGTATTCGCCAAGCTAAAAACCGCACATAAAAGACGCGGGCAAGACGTTACGCTAGGCGCGTTACTTAATATCGTAGCTAATGCGCCTAACTCTATGCTAGACTACTACCGAAAAGAAGATATTATAGCCTTTGGTAAAGTCGTTCGCGATTTGACTAGATTAGAAATAGAATTTTCGGCAAGCCCTAAAGTGGAATATGTAGACGAAGGCGCGGGCAAAGAACATAAGGCCGTAGTGCTTTGGCCTAAGTTATCAGAAGAATACGTATATTTACCAAAAGATTATAAACTATGAATATCACAATAGAAGCCCCACAAGGCGCGGGCAAATCCACACAAACAAACCTTATCATAAACGCCAATATGCCGGCTAACGTAGTGTACGCTAATGGCGACATAGATACGGCGCTAACCGACTTTTACGATAACCCGCCAGCCTTTGGCACAAACTTTGTAATAGTTGACGATATAAGAAGCGAAGCGCATTTAAAAGCCGCTAAGCGTAAAGTTAACGAATGGCGCCGCCGTAACGACGTCAATTTAAAAGCAATTTTTGAAATACAAATAGGATTATGAAAACAGGAAAATTAAAAGGTGTTACCACCATAGAAGCCGCAGGTATAGTTATGCACTTAGGCGGCAAAACAATGCTATACCGAGACGCCCCGCTATTGAATATTGCGCAGATCATAGACGTATGTAACGAAGCCGAAGCCAACGAAGCCGATAGCATACTATTCGATAAGGGTGCGCTATTTGATCCGGCGGCCTACGAACTAGCGCGCGAAGCTGTTAAAGGTTTTGAAGAAAAATACCCGGACCAGCTTAAAGTAGTAATCTATAATATTGCGGAATGATGGGAAAACGAATTGAAGGTAACCCAGACTTAGCTTGCCCGGCACTACCACCAATACACTTGAAGCCGAAATTTAGTATCGGCCAATTTGTCTACCCTAGGGCTGACCCTGACCAATACCCGCGAATAATTACAGGACTCATAATTCGGCCGAACGAAATTATTAAATACTTGGCCTCTAATTACGATAACGAACGCGAATATGAAGCCTTTGAACTATCAGACGTTAAAACCTATGTACCATGAGTAGAAAAAAAAAGGCGGACGATATAAAAGTAATAGGCTATACAGATTAGCTCGTTTATTTGTTTTACAGTAGCGCGCTGCTTTGGCGCGCTTTTTGCATCAACTAATATAAATACTTACATTATGACAATAGCAGTAATCGCAACATGTTACGCGGACTTTAAAGAGTTTATTAGACGCACAGGAGCCGCGCCAGTGCTTACACCATTTCATTTCCATTGCGTTCTAAAAGAATCTGACATTCCCGGTATGGAATTTTGTTTTGTTTTACATACTCCATCTGCGGAATCGTTTTTGGCAAACTTTTGGAATTTACATGATATGTGTGTAAATCGCGTAATATCATGAGTAAACTATATTCTAATTGCATATCGCTGGCAGTGCTGGCAAGACAAAAGCACGGCGCCGATAAAGTACGCGACATACTGCAAGCGCTCGGATATAAGAGCGTAACACAGATCACAGACGCGCAAGACTTAATAGAACTACAAAAACGATTAAACAATTTATTATGGAAAAATACATAAACCTAACGACAAACACCGGTAGCACTGCGTCGACGTTAACGATAGATGAAATCGGAGATTACAAAAATTTTAAATTTGAAAGTAGTAACCTCACACCGCGCCCAAAGCATGCGCCGGAAGAAAAGCCCAAAGTTTTAATCATGACACTTAGTGGCGAAGATGGCAGTTTAGAAATAAACGGTGTTAAATTAGAAGGTATTGCACTTACCTTATTTTTAGAATACATAAATCAGATAGTATGAAAATGACATTTAACGAATGGTTAAATTTACCCAATGTGCAAGCGCAACAAATAGACATAGACGCGCTACACGAAACTACTACCTTTAGAGTTACTAAGTTAATTAAAACCGGTAGGCGCGAAGAAGTTTTAAAGATACTTTCTAAATATGGAGTATTGCGACCAAGTAACCTACTAGATGATAAATTAAGTTATAAGCTATTTGCGGCCGAACTGCAAGCCAAAGTATGGTGCAAATATTACCCGCCAGCACCGGCGACCAATAAATAATAAAAGCCACCCGTGGGGGGTGGCTTTACTGTTTTACCTTGCTAAGATCGTGAAGCCGGCCGTTACACCGATGCCGCTCCGTAGCTGTTTACCATCATATAGCGCGGTAGGCCCTACGGTGATACTTATTACCGATCGCTTACGCACGGGTTGAATGTTTGTTATCGTGGTAATCTTTGGGAATACCTGCAAACTATCCAGCGACGGGCGCCACCCGCTAACCACTGCGTAGAAGTCCGGGCCGCTGTACGTCTTCCGGGTTATTGGTATGTCGATATTACCCGAAGGCTGCAAAATGGGTTTATCGTCCTTAATTGTTTCACGTGGAACATTACCCCCGTTATTGGTATTTGATGCGATTTTTACCGTATCGCTGGCTTTGTGTGGCGTTACCGATATCGTACCGGCGTCTTCCACCTTTGCCGGTTCCTTAATTACTACCCTAATCGTATCGCGCTTTACGATGGTATCACTTTTACCGATCAACGGTACCGCGTCCACCGGGTTAAAATGCGCGTGCGCTTGGCATCCTACTACGCCACCTATTGCGAAGATAACCAACGCGGCGGCAATTATTAAGATCGTCCGGGTACTCATAACTTTAGACCTTGTAGAATGTGGTGTAGTTCGCTGGCATACCTTCCAACGTCTGCGAATTTAAGCGCTTCCGGGTTGGACCCAAAAAACGGCTCTATGATAATGGCCGGTGCTTTCGGTAAGTAGATAAACCAATAACCGCGATCGTTTTTATTAACCAACGCCCTAGCGCCTTTATCGCCCCTTAGCGTGGTATCGTAAGCCAGCGATAGGCCAGCCGCGATATACTGCGCTGCCTTCTTACCCTTGGCACTATTGAAGAAATAGCAGACTTCCGTACCATTGGCCGCCGGGCTGGCTGCATTAAAATGTAATTCTAAAACTAGGTCGTACGCCTGTTTATTGATCTTATCCGCTAACAACTTTTCGCGCTCGTAGTAGCTTTGCAGCGAATGGGTGTAAACGTCATACGATTGCGGGGCTAGGCATTTAAGCGCTTGCGCCACCGCGTTGTTAAATGGTTGCTCGCTTTGTTTTAAGTAAGCGGAATACGCGCCTTTATCGGCGCCGGTAGTGTGACCTACCACAATGGCAATTTTCATAATACTTGGTTTTAATCGTGCGACGTGGTAATATCCCAGCCCGCCGCAATGTTAGACAATCTATTTAAAAATACGTATCTTTCGGCATCCTTAGCGTGGTTATGTTTGTCGATCGGCTTAGTTGTGTATTCGCCGGTCTTCTTATCCATTGCGTAGCGGTATAGCCTATTTTCTTTAATCGAATCTAGCGAGCGCTTTGTATAGTGCTTTTTAAAACGGTTCATAACCGATATTCCTAGGTCTATATCTTTCGATAGGTTCGGGTCTGTGTCTTTATCCGCAACCCATAGGCCGGCGTTTTGGAGTTCCTTAATACTTTTAGGTTCGGCAATATCGGCGATTACTTCAAAATCTTTTAGCCCTGCGTCTATAATGATCTGCGCTATTTCCGGGTTATCTAAGTTTTTGGTATATGCTAGCTGATCTATGTACACTTCGCCGTAACTCAATACCACGTGCATAATAGCCGTTGGCGCAGTCCACCCAAAGTCTACCCCGATAAACGATTTTTTCCATTCGTCGCGCGGCGGCATCGCGTCCACTTCATCCCACTTTTTAATAATAAGCCCTTGCTTACTTCCGGTCTTACCTTCACCGTATACGCGCCACCATTCCGGGTCTTCTTCTTTGTTACTTTCAATTTCGGCGATCTGCGCAGCCGTTAACATATCGTTATCTAAATACGTGCTATGTATTACTTTCACATCGTCGCGCTTAGCTAGCTTAGTATCTACCCAAAATTCGTGCGCCGGGTTATAATCTAATATAATCTTTTCGGTAGTACGTACGGCTAGCTGCCTGTATACTTCCCATTCGACGTTAATACACTCGTTAATATAAAGTACTTGACGCGCAGGGCCTAACACCTTTTCGGGGCTATCTGCGCTAAAAAATTCTAGTTTGGCGTTTTCGTACGTGTATATCTTATCGGTATCGTGCCACTTAGCCGGGTTATATGCGCCTTCTTCTTTTAGCATATTTTCAAAGTCACGTATAGCGCCACGCTTTAGGTGTGGCATTGTTTCCGATACTACCGATATAAGGCGCTGCTTTTTAGATTTGCGCGCCATGTAGTTTAAAAACTGAATTACCGCCCAAGTCTTGCCCGAACGCGTACCCCCCTTTAGCGCAATGACCCGTATAGACGGGTCAATATATGCGGCTAAAAGTTCGCTAAATACTTTTGTAGTTTCCATTTTATAGTATGTCGTCTAAGTCGTTAAGGTTATCGGCCGTTTGTTGATCGCGCACCGTAACCACTAAACTACCTTCGTTTTTAACGTTGGCGTTAATGTTATCGGCTATGCCGTGTTTCTTAGCTACTAGCCCGCTATCGAATACGCGGACTATCGCGCCTTCTAAGTTCTGCGTATAACAAACTAATTCGATTTGTTCTACCGTATCTAATAACTCTTCTTCTACCGAATTGGCGCGCTTGGCGTCTATCTTCGTTTTAATGTTTGCTTTAAACGATCGGAAGTACGAACCGCTAACACCGAGGTAAATAGTAAAGCCATCCATAGAATAAGGGCGGCCTAACGATATTTCGTATTCAGTTGCCGCGCCTTGGTGCTTTACCAATTCCGGGCGCATCCACGGGCTACGGTCGCATAAATCCGTGTAATCGTAAAAAGCTTGCATAAGTACGGCGGGGTCGCTAAATAGCTTATCCCGTCCGTGCTTAGTGCGTTGCTTCCAAAACTTGTTACCTCGTATCATGCGCTAGTTTATAGTATTGATTCTTCGCCCGCTTTGAACGTAGTTTTACCGCCCGGTTGTACTGCGTAGCTATCGCCCGTATCGGTGGTATAGGTTCCCGGCTTCATGTTCTTAGTTTCCTTATCCGCGTTAACGAAGGTAAGGCCGCCCTTTGTAGCGTCTTCGGCATCCGGGGTAAACGTTACTTCGTGTACGTTGCCGTCTTTATCCTTTACGATAAACGACCCGTCTGCGTTAGTGGTATCTACGTTAGGCGTATTCAATTCGGTAAGTCTATCGGCCAATAGCTGGCGCTCGCTATCGAATAGCATAGTATTACCGTTTGCCGTAGCTTCCGCGTCCTGCTTAGTAATTTCGGCGATCGCGTCCGCTTCGCCCATAGCGTTTTCCGGTTCGTCCGGGTCGTACCCAAATTCTGCGCTGTATGCTGCGTAAATATCATGTAGCGCCGTGTATGTTTCACGTGGAACATTTGCGCCCGCGGCTTCGGTTGCTGGCACGGTAGGCGCTGCGGCTTCCAGCTTTTCGCCGTACACGTCTTTGCCCTTATCGGCTTGCGCTAGTGCGTAATCGGCATACCATTGCTTTAGCTTATTGGCGCGATTGGTTAAGCACGACGTACACGATTCCGGTACCTCTCTTAGCCCAAATACGGCGTTATGCGCATTATAAATTCCCGATGTGCTGTATCGGTGTTTAGAGACGTCATTTAAAACAATCTCTACGCTTTGGATAATTGCCGGCGTAATGTGTGAATAGTCGGCGGCTTTGTTGTCTTGCTTTTTCATTTGGTAATAATGTATTTTGATTTAACATATAAGTAATTTAATAGGCCCGATATTAGCGCGATAACTAATAACAGGTAGAAGGCTTCGCCGTTTCGCGTCCAAGCAATTAGCGTGCCAAATATCAGGGTTAGCCAAAAGGCCAAACACCCGTAACAGTTAAACGGTTTTACCGGCAACACTGCGCGGCCCGCCGTACCTAAATACGCTAACGCGTTGGAACCCAACACGTTAACGATTAATAGAATTATGATTTTATAGAAGTCCATAAGGTAAAGATAAAATTATTTAGTATCGTCATTTAGCGATAGCAAATAGTCTTTGCGCGCTTTGAACGTTATTTGCACATCTTTTTTAATTGCGCCGATTACCTGCCATATTTTAGTAAACGAAATACCAAGTAGCGCCGCTAAGCGCTTATACGAAGTATCGGGCAAAAGGCCCAAATATATTTCAAATATGCACGTATCGAAGTCGCAGTAATTGGCGCGCACATATTCCAGCACTTCCGTATTTAACGTATCTACGACTTCTTCGTACAGCGCGTAATTAAAATCGCTGGCCAAAAGGCGATCTTTAAGGGTGAAATTTACCGGAATACCGCTACGACTTGCGCGGCTATCTTTATAAAACTTATCTCTATCTAATTCAGCGTCAAGACTTTGCAACATTTTAGCGGTAGAAATATCGTTTATCTGCGCCTTCATGGCGTTAGTGTAATACGCGCGATAAAAGTAATCGGCATAGCTGGCGATACGCGTACCCTTTAATAATATGGCGTCGTAAATAACTAGCGCGGTATCGGTAGCCACGTCGTCGTTAAACGTCCAGCCCTTACTTTTAAATGTAGTTTTCAATTCGATGAAGTGCGCGCCATACCATGACATGAAATTACGCGCCCGGCGTTCATTCTGAATAGTTGGCACTTCGTGGCCCGTAAGCTTCTTATATTTTTTGCCGGCATTCTTACCGCCGCTATTTCCATATTTCGCCATAGTGTTTATTTTTAAGGTATTTTACTTCGTCCATTAGAAACTGCTGATCTGTGCCTTTTGATTCGGTGCGCTTCTTTACTCTAAAGTCTTCGGTATTCATCATAAGTAAAAGCCAAACATATATTTTATCGAATCCGCGACGTCGGCGTATTCGCGCAATAGTTTGTAGCCAATGTTCTAAATTAAATGTAGGCGACCCCCAAACAATATGCTGACCGCCGTACTGAATGTTTAGCCCGTGGCCTGCACTAGCTGGGTGGATAACTAATTTTTTAATTTCGCCCCTATTCCATGCGTTAAATACTTCGCGCAACTTCTTACCTTTTGGCAAGCTTACGGCGTCCGGGAAACGTTTTAGTATTCTATCGCGTTCGTGTTGGAACTGATATACGATTAAAAAATTATCGTCCGGGAAACGATCGAACAAATTAGCCATTGCGTCCAGCTTCACCGTATTTAATTCGTGCCAAACTTTAGCTTTGCCTTCTTCGCTATCTTCATAGATGGCGCCGGCCGATACTTGCAATAGTTTATTTATTAAATCGGCACTTGTTTTGATGGTGGTACTTTCGCCGTTAAAGAAGTCTATGCAATATTCGCGCTCTAGTTCGTCGTATACTTCGCGCTCTAGGTCTGTTAATTCTAATATAATGTCGCGATGTATAACGTCAGGTAATTTAATATCTACATCCTTAGCGTTTAGACTTAGTACAATGTCGGATATTTTACGCGCAATAGTTTTACGCGCATTTGCTTTTAACTTGTATTCGTACACTATCATACCATTGCCGCGCGTAGTAAAATACTTATCTGTGAACGGGCCAACCTGCGCACCCAATCGCTGGCCGCCGTCTAATAATTTAAGTTGCGCCCAAAGGTCTTTTTCACCATTAGGCGAAGGCGTACCCGTTAGCGCTATTCGATAAGGTACGTTAGACATTTCTAGCGCGCGGTCTAGCTTCTTAAAGCGGCCGCCACTCCATGACTTAAACAAACTGCTTTCGTCCAACACGACGCAATCAAAAGGCAGCGAACCCGTCCACGGGTATTTAGTGGCCCCGGATTTGCTGCGCGGCTGATATACGTACATATCAATAAGCCATTCCAAATTATCCACACTTATTAAATATAGATCGGCGTCAGCTTCTAAAGCTGCTTTTCGTTCTTTGGGGTCGCCATGTATTACACTATATCTAAAATCGCTAACCTCCTGCCAGTCTTTTATTTCATTGGGCCAAGTAAGGCGCACAACGTTTGCCGTAGATATTACTAAGGTCTTACTTATTGCCGCTTCGCGATATGTCATATCGTAAAGGTACAATAGTGTAACTATCGTTTTGCTCAAACTCATTTCGAGAAAAAGGCCGGCCCGGGGGTTGGCGTATAAATGATCTAGGGCTAAATATTGGTGCGTATCTAATTCGCATTCTTCGCCCGTACTACTTTTCGTTATTATCATAAGGCAATTATTAAAGCGTCTACGGCGTCGTAACTATCTATAACCTCAACCCTAAAGCCTAAGCGTCGTAGCTTATCATGTACTTTAAGCTGAATAGCCCGGGCTACTTCGCCGGGCTTTTTTACCTCTACAAATATTATAATTGCGCCGGGGGCTAAGCAAATTCTATCCGGGAAACCGCGGAAGAATAAAGGCGGGAATTTAATACACATACCGCGCATAATCTTTTCCCACTGCGCAACTAAATACTTTTCTACGTGTTTTTCTGTAACATCCTTATTCATAGTTATTTACGTTTAGTTACAAATTTGGTTACACCTGTAAGTTATTAAGCTACATAGTGTTACGGTGTTTTGCCGTATCGTGTAACTTTGTAACCAAATTTTTTGTATACATTATTATATATAATATAAATTGTTTAAATTGAATATTTATATACTTTTACTAATTACTATATATTTTAGTTATTTGGTTACAATATTCATAGAACATAGATAGGCAAAGGATTTGCGGCGTAACCAAATTTGTAACCAAAATATAAATGTAACCAAAATTTAGTTACACCTATGTAACCAAAATTCTACGGTACACCTTTTGCGAGCCGTACCAATTAACCCGGGTAGCTTTGCCCGAAGGCGTCCACCCACGTAGTGACTTCAATAGCCGGCCCAACTCGAAAGAATCTTTACGCGTAATATTGGTAGCGTCTTTACCTAGGCATTCCGTCCATATCTCTAGCATACAAACGCTATCGCGTTCTACGGTGCCTACGTTCTTTTCTTCTCCAAGCCATTGACGACGGGCGTACGGTTCCATGTTATCCCAATCTTCCGGCAATAGTCGTCTAAGGTATTCGCCTACTAAGCCTAGGCGTTCGTCTTTCTCTAGGTGTTCGTCTTGCACTAACTTAGCCATAACTTCCAGCTTACCAACTAAACGCAATTCTTCGCCCGCTTCATATCTTACTTTAGCTTCGGCCCATAACTGCGCTACTATTTCTTCGTCTAGGTAATCCCACGCATCTACCAAGCCTTTACGACCCATAACGTTAATAACCCAAAAACGGCGGTTACCTGTTACGTCTCGCAAAAAGTCGCCTTCGTTAGTCGTAGCAAAGAATACGCAGCGGCGCGGAAATTCTTCCGTACGCTTGCCGTACGCTACCCTGAACTTATCAACTCGCTTACTGATAAATTGTTTTTGCGTATCTACCTGCGCGCGTCTCATACCTGCCATTTCGCCAAGTTCGATAATCCAACTACCTTGTATTACTTCTAGCGCGTCCTTACCTTCTACGTTGGTCAAACTATCGTTAAACCATTCGCCCCCCATTCTATCCAAAAGCGTAGACTTACCTGCGCCTTGGTCACCTGCAATAATAGTACATTGGTCAAACTTAATACCCGGGCGATAAATACGGGCCACTGCGGCCGTGAAAGCTTTACGGGTTACCGCACGCGTATACGCGTTATCGGCTGCGCCTAAGACCGTTATAAATAATTCGTCCAGCCTTTCCACTCCATCCCATTCGAGCGCGTTAAGGTAATCCTTTACCGGGTGGTAACGGTGGTTACGCAGCACTACCGTAAGCCCGTCGGTTATCTGCCCTTTGCCTGTGATACCGTAAGCACGTTCTAAGTATAAACGTAATTGTGCGTCGTCGGCATCTTCTAACGCGCGCGGGTACTTGCGTGTTTCCTTATCCCACGGTAGCGGTAATACAGCCGTTTCCCTTTGGTCAAAATCATTATACCCAAACTTGCCAGCTAATGCGGGGTCATAGCTAAGAATAAGCACTACGTTTGCTATCGTGTTCTTAACGGCCCCGCTTTTCTCCGTTTCTAGGTTTTCTAGCCATTCGTCAAGGCCCGCCACTTCCCGGCTTTCGTCGGCTACTGCGTCGTAGTCCATCACGTTGCCGCTGCGTTCGGCTAGTATCTCACGCTTTACCGCCTTCATCTTACTAGCGAAGTCGGCCATAGCTTTGTAAGAAGGTAAGCGGGTTGGGTCTTTAACGTCGCGGCCGTCGTCTAGGTCGCCGAACTTATGCAGCCTAACGAGGTCGAACGCGTTACACGTCTTACCGCCGGCCGGGTCGGTGCTATGGTTAGAGTAGGCCAGCACATCACCGTACACCACCAAGCCGCCGGACGTCGAGCCATTGACGTAGGTATAGCGGTCGCTTCCCATGTCTAGCGCTTCGTCGTACACGTCGGGTAAAAATTCGGCTATTGCTTCCGGGATGGTGAAGGCACGGCAAAACGCGCCAATGATACCCGCCTTAGTCGTTGGGTCTTCTACTGTGCCGTTGCTGGCGTGCTGTACTGCTTCGGCCACGCGGGAACTAACCGGCCACGTCGTCGGGTCTTGCCAATCGTGGTAATCTGCTAGCACTTCGTCGGCCGACATCCACGGGCCATCTTCATACGCGAAAAGATATTGCCCGTCTTTGCTGGTAGATGGGTAATACATAAGGCGGCTAGGTTGGTACGTGGTATCGTCGAACGCGTCAATACCTAGCCAGCTAGCAACCTTACGGGCGATCGCTTCGTATTCGTCCGGGTTTACCGGGCGATCTAGCGGGAAGATAAGACGTAGCCGCGGCTTACTTGGTTGGTGCTTATGCGTCGAATACATAGCGCCAGCGTTGCCCCAAATTACGAAGTCTTCCCAAACCTCAACACCTGCGTAATCAATATCTAGGCAAACGATTTGGCGGAACTCTACCGTATCTTTCTTACGCTGGCCACCTATCAGGTACCCGCCGACAAAGCCGCCGACGTCCTTTATTTCGTCTTGCTTATCTTTGGTGTAACTGAAATACTGCTTTAGCGTTTCCGGGGTGCGTTCCGTTTCTTCTAACTGCGCTAACAGGTCTTGCCACTCTATGCGCTTATTATGCCACTTCGTAGCCTTGCGCGACTTAGCCGTAGCTATGTCTATCGTATCGTTATATTTTAATCTAATTGCCATTCTTCGAGAAACGTTTTTAGGGTTTGATATTGGCGCATTTCTGCGCCTATTGTGCCGTCGTTATCCATAGATAAGATAGCCGGCTGTATGGTGACGTAAGCGCCAACCGTAAGCCATAAGAAGTAACTAACGCCACTAGTGTAATATGCGTTACTTTTACCTTTAAACGTCGCTTGTATATACATTGTCTTTAGGGGTTAATATTAATAACTGTAATATGGTTCGGTTATTACCACCCGGCCCGGGTTGGTTGTGCTGTGTTTCTATTAGCTTTTCTACGGCTTTCGACATTTGCGCGCCTGCGTCTTCTATCTCATATTTATACCCGTAAGTTCCTTTTTCGTATCGGTGATCTACCGCGACTTTTAACGGGCTTAACTTATATTCGCGGTGTCCGTAAATTATTGGCGCTTCAATCATAGGTGCGCATACTTCCGGCTCTAATTTATTAGCCCAACGGCGCAGCCACCATGCTAATTTATGTTTAATTCTCGTGTTCATCTGTACCACTTAAATCTATATCTTTACCCCAAATGGACACAATAGTAAAACTTATGCCTACTAGACACATAGCCGCGACAAATGAACCCCACAAAGGGGCTGTAATCCAATACCACGGGATGCTGTAGTCTTCTGCTACATTTAAGTAAACCATAACTAAACTAGCTAACACCGTTAACCCGGTATAAACTCTACCATAAGTAAATAATTTGTTTGTCTTTTTCATGATGTAAATTTTAATGAATGAACCACAAAGATAGGAATTAAAATTTAATTTCCTAATCCTTTTTGTAAAAGTCTGATATATAGCCCTCTCCACCTAGTGGAAGATCAGGCGCCCAAATTGGCGAAATAGACATACATTCCTGCATATATCTTAAACAATCTTCGGCCGTTTCTTCCGGCTCTTCTGCTACTATTTCGTCATGCACATGGAAGATAATATCGATATCGTTATCCATAGCGTACATACATTCTACTAAGCAATCGCGCGCAACCGCTTGCGTAATGTTTTCTACTAACTTACCGCCGTACGTATCTATTTGGCGCCATATCTTCGGCTTCCCGGGTTCCTGCTGAATACCCCAATACGTAATACTTTCGCCATATCTTCCCGGCTTTAGCTGTACGCCGTGATACGCTAGGCGTCGGCCGCTAGGCAGTTCGATAAACACGTAGCCACGATCGTAGATAAACGTAAGGCTAGTATATTTTTTGCGCAGCTTCACCGTGCGACGTTCCCGGAAACAAGTTTTAAAAGCGTCTTCTACTTCGCGCCAAAACGTTACCGTGTTGGGGTTAGCTTTGCGCCAAATGGAAACAAGGCCGGGTAATTCTTCTTCGGTCAGTCCTTCACGTAAAGCGCCCATAGTTAACATAGCGCCCTTAGCCCCTTGGTAACCTAACGCCAATTCTGATACTTTACCCTTGGCACGTAGTGGGTGGCCCTTTACAATTTCTTCAATCGGAACGCCAAACATTTTGGCCGCCGTCGCTTCGTAAATTTTGCCGTGTGTTCTGAATACTTCTAGCTTCCAATCTTCGCCAGCTAACCAGCCTAATACCCGGGCTTCAATTGCCGCGTAGTCGCAGCTTACTATTTTGTTGCCCGGCCCTGCGATGAATATAGACCGTATTAGCTGGCTTATGATGTCGGTAGGGTCGTCATATAGTATGCTTATCAAATGCTTACGCACGGCTTCCCGGGCTGTTACTATTTTGGCGTGCGCTTTTTCGGAAGTCTTGCCGCTTAGTTCTTTGGCTAGCATCTTCTTTAAGTTGTGTATCTGTATACCATTGGCAGCGAACCGGCCCGTACGTCCGGCCCCGTAAAACTTAATTTGCCCGTATACCTTGCCGTCATCGCAAAGATACTTTAACGCGGTACTATATTTACTTGCGCTAGTCCGGCTAGATAGCTGGCGCAACCTCAACAAATGGCGTACGGCTTCCGGGGTATCTTCGTCGTCTATCGCGTCTTGTAACGCTTCTTTGGCCATTGATTCCATTTCAAAGCCTTGCCCGGCTAACCACTCTTTTAACTGCGGTAAGCTGGTAGCATTCGATACGCCCGTATAGTCGCATATCTCTTGCCGTACTTCTTCCATAACTTCGGCCCAAACCGCTAGCGTTTCGTTAACTAGCTCTACGTCGATGTGAATACCGCGGCCGTTTATTCGTTGGTCTTGCTGCCAATAAATCCACTCTATGGCTGGCATCGGCACGTACTGACGAATGTATTTTAAAATACCGTGTTCGGTCTTTACGTCCTGCGCGCCGTAGTTGCAAAATTGCTGCCATTTAACGGGGTCATGGTGTGGAAGGTTCCGCGTTCTACCGCCGTTAACTTTCGTAGCCTTGCAAGGCATCGCGAAGTATTTAATAAGTGCTTTACCTTTGGCGTCCTTTTGATCTTCCAGCTTTAACGCTTTGGCGATGTCACCAAGCGAAGACGGCAAACCAAGGTAAAGCGCTGCCACTTGCGTACAAAACCACTGCGCCGGGTCTAGGTCTAACTTATAATAGTTCGTCATACAAACTATTTCAAAATTAGCGTTGTGCGCGATCTTTAATACGTTCGGGTCGGTCAGGGCTTCCCAAACCTCAACGGGTATACTTTCGCCCGGGTACGCATCGTTAGTACAATCTATGTACGTGGGTTCGTCATCGTCGAACGCATACGCGAAGATCGTTATCTCAAACGATTCGTGCGTAGAGTATTTGTATACCCCTACCTTGGTTAGATCGAGTTCGCAAAACGTTTCTATATCGTTGTGAAGTTCCCGGCGTTTCATAATAGCCCGCGGTTAATCATGTAAAACAAAGTGTAATTAAGAACATTAAGCGCGGCGGCCCTTGCTTCTTCCGGGCTGTCACTGTGTAAAAGTTTTCGTGTGTTAGGTACTATAAAATCTTCTACGCCTTCGGCGTTTAATGCATATTCTAGCGCGTCGCCTTTATCGCTGTTTTCATTTATTACTATGGTTTGGGCTATCGCTTGCGCCGCTATGGCTTCTTCTATGTCTTTAAATTGTGTATTCATTATTCTATTATTTGATATAGTGCGTCTATAATTTTGTTTTGCTGTGCGGGCGTATACATCTCTAAACTTATCTTATACGCCGGCCCGTCGGTTCGCATAATGTATATAACTTCGTCTATAAGCTTGGCACGTACATTGGTCATTAGCTTGGTAAATACAATGGTGCTATAAATGTGCGGGTATTCCCAAATACCGTTATCTTCAAAGCGCGCCCAATTTTCAAAAGCCCGTACGATCATTTATAATATGTCTTCTTCTAGTTCGTACGTTTCGCCGGTTGGTTTGTACTTTTCCCACTCATACCCATAGATATAGCATTTTATACCTAGCGACCCGTCGGCGTTTATTTCTTGGATGCGGTACGATATTAAGCAGTTACTTACCACTGCCACGCCCGTAGCTTCTAATATTACGTATCGCTTCGGTGGCGCGTAGGTAGTAACTATATCGCCGTCTTGAAATTGTCTGTTAGCCGCAATAAACTTATTGTTAAGCTTTCGCAATTCTCTTAAATATTCTGTTTTCTCCATAATAAAAGGGCGACCCGTATAGGCCGCCCGGGTATTTAGTTAGTTAATATCTTCTTCTTCGGGATAGTACCAAGTATCGCCGCCGTCTTCCGTCCAAATATCGTTACCTTTGGCGTCTACCCCCCATTCGCGTACCGGCTTCTTAGGTGCTGCGGGTCTTGCAGCTTTGGCCGCTGGTGCTGTTCCGCGGGTAGGTCTTGTAGTAGCTGCGCCACGGGTTGGCCTAGCTGGTGCGCTGTAATCTTCTTCTTCGTCGAAAGCTTCTACGCTTGCGCTTCCACCGCCTGCCAGCTTATCGCCGTCTTTGGTCTTTTTGATGGAATTAAGGAAAACTGTAATACCTTTCGATTCGTTGTTAAATGGCCAAAATGTAATATCGCATCTGCCAAATACACCGCTATATAATTCTTCGTCAATGTCGAAAATTTCTTGCCCCGCAGCATCCCATAATTTAGGTTGCGAAGTGCTGGTAGCTTTGATAAAATAGCAACCTGCGTATTGCTCCGGGCCGTCCGGGTTATCTTCTAAATACTCGTCACCGTCGCGTAATGGGTTTTTAAAGTTCTTAGACGTAAGCGGCATACCTTTAAACTTACCGCCTTTTTCAGCTTCGTATACTTCGGCTATTGCCGCGTCGATACGTTCTACGTCCGGGTGATCTTTAGGTATTACTATTGTAGCTTCATATTTAGGGTCGCCTTTTACTTCGCCCTTGCTATTGGCTCTAGGCGGTCTAGCGTTTTTTACGTAAACGTAAACTAATAAATGTGTGGATGTGATTAATTTAGACATAATTATTTAATTTTTAGATTTGTTAAACATATTTTGTAGTGCGCGTTCGGCTGCGCAATTGGGGCAATTACATGGCGTGCTTTGCCAATGCTCTAGCGCGTTAACCATAATTACCGCTAATTCCGGTTGGTTATCCAGCGCGTTAACTAACGCCGCTATAAGGCTAGTCGAATCGCCTACGGACGAACCGGAATACGTTACGCCGGTACCTTCGTCGTCGTTTACCGCGCCCGCGATAAAGATAGCATTTATTTTGCCGGGTTGGGCTTCTGCCATCCATTTAATTTCTTCTTTTACGCTTTCCGCGCTTGCTTTGGCCGCAACTATGGCCGCTTGTATTTTAGCCTTGTGGTTCATTTGTCTTGCCGTTTGATCTTAATTGTACTATTTGCCCTACCCATATACCTAGGTTAATGGCGTCTTGTTTGGTCGGTAGCGCGATGTCTAACATATACGTAAAGTCTTCGCCATTCATTGCGCTAGAAGTATACACTTTGCCCCCGTCGGTAGCCTTTGGCTGGCGATCTACACCACCAATAAAATATTTTAGTCCTAGCTTTTCTAGGTCTTCCGCTGCCTTATCTATAATAGCGTGTATCATATCTGCGCGGCGGCTTTCGTCTATTTGCTGCGGGCTTGCTGCCAACGCTTCAATAGCTGGTTTTGTTTTACCTATGGCCTGTTTACTTGGCCATACTTTTTTTGGTGTACCCTTGCGCGGGTCGTCCGGTTTTTTATCGTACATAATTATAAAATGTCTTCGTCTTCTTCGCTGTAATCCTGTACCTCATCATATCCCGATGAACCTACACTAATCGCGGGGCGGTCGTCGTCTTCGCTGGCTATTGCCGGTTTACCGTCGCTTTTA